TTACGATCCCACACACGACAATTATCAGGCCGTATCTAAGCTTATGACGAACGACGTTATGGCTTATGTCACAAATGCACTTGATAAATTCGATGATCAGGAAGATACCCGCTTAGCCCTCAAGGACGGTGAAGATCTTGTTAATCAAACATCCACTCCTATTATAGGTTATTACCTCCTACAAGAGTTTTCTCGAATAGGTGGTAATCATCCCGTTTTAGCTGGATATTTGAATATCAGTGATCAAGCACAACCTTACGGTCTTCCCGAACCCGAATTATACGCGTTATCTGATTATGTGTGGTATTATGTTTCTCGAGAAATGAATGTGTGTGTAGAACCATGGGATTTCCATGAGACTCACGAAGTTTATCTTGTACATGATACTTTGGATCAAAGTCCCGAGATTTGGAGAGTAGTAGCAGTCAATAAGGAAACTGCTATGAATGCATACCACGTTCGTGGATGCGCCCCCCTCTCCTCCGGTAGACTAACTTCACTCATCATCCTAGGTCATCAAATTTATAAACAGTTGCTAGAACACAAGGTTATAGCTACTGGATTGATACTTACTGTTTTATGCTCTTTTATTCTTGGCTACTACTACTTCTATTTTAATAGGAGTGGAAAAGGAAAGAAGGGTGACAAAGGTAAGACGGATGAAAGCAGTAAAGTTCTCATAGACGAACCGACGAAAGGCGAGAATATAGCCAAAGCGGAACGTGAACGCGAACATGCGGAGTATGAGCAACAACGTAAAACGAGGAACGATTTGAGAGAACAGTACTCTAAAATGGAAGAACGTATGGAAGAAATCATGTCTCATGGATCTAAAGATCAATTCGAGCAAGCTCGGAGCGAACTTCAGATTAAGAAACGTGAACTCAACCAGGTCGAAATTTCAGTAGAGAATTTGTACAATGGACAACTTGAGAAGGCAAAGGCTGATGAAAAACCTAATAAATCCGAAAGGAAGGCTAACGTAGCAAAGCAATTGCCCAACTCACAGAAACCCCGCAAACAGCGTGGGAAGAAAGCGGAAGCGTCTGTTCCGTCATCTGATGTCCATGAAGCTGCAACTTCTGTCCCCCAAATACCACTTGATGAAAAAAGCATCAGAAGAGGCTCTCTTGTCCCTATTTACTCGCCCTCAGTGAAGGGAGTATGCGGAGTGGCCTTTCGCCTATCAATCAATGGAAAATTTTGTCTAGTCACTGCAAAGCACATTATAGAAAACTTTCGCGACTCTTACGTAATTCATACTAAGATGCCCGTGTCCAACTCTATGCCTCACATTCGTGGTCAATCTGACTGCAATTGTGGATGCAAAAAGACACGCTACATCTTAGAACAAGAGAAGTGGACGTACTATGGCGATGAGGCCAGATGCGCTAATCTAGGTGAAATTATTGTAACCCCGACTTTTAAACCTTTTGGAGATAACAAAAAACGATTTACTCAAAAAGAATTGGATGGTACTATCCTCCATACTTTGAATCCGTCTAATGCAAATTATGCGGTAGTAAATTGTGTTAATCCTGAGCTTGTGACTGAAAATGGAGTAAAGTATTTACGCCATGGGTCTTCTACCCACAATCACCAATGTGGCTCACCCTATCTTATTGATGGGAAGGTCGTAGGTATACACAACAAAACTGATGGAACGAATAATTATGCTCTTATGTTACAGTGCGCAAGCACTGAATTTATTCCGTTGGATTTTTAGTCAGTGAGGCCGAAGACCTGGTCCTCACGGTCACTAAAGGCGCTGTGCGTTCGTCGCAACCACAGCGTGACTACAAATTTTTTACTCACCTTGGGTACTACCGGACGTTTTCTAAAGCTCCGGAAGATATTCGTGACGTAAAGCGACAGACGTTCTTGTCGACCTGGTGTCCCGGACATTTTGCTAATCTTCTACCATTATGTGGTGAGTTTATTTCTAATAAACCGACCAGACATGCCATTGAGCTGTCAGAAGATAAGATGGATGTGGATACTTATAGGCCCGAACCCGACAATATTTTCAAGTATGCGTTATCTATAGTCGATAAGCAGTTAGAGCCTGTGCTCACTGTACCTCCATTGACTGATGACGAAATACTTTCTACTCTAGATTTAACAAAAACCCCTGGTTTTCCCTGGCGTCATATGAAGTTTGAGGATCGTGAACAAGTTTTGAATAGCCCTGTCTATCAAAATGTTCTCCCCATCCTTCATCATTTGACCCCTTTGTGGAAATGTTCTCCAAAAGAAGAGTGGGAAACTGTTTTCAACGTACGTACTAACATGAAGTGCAGAACTTTCATTATTCCTCCTATTGAGCTTTTATATCAACAGCTGCGATTCTTTAATCACGGTAATAATGGTATAAAACACCACTGGTGGTCACGGTATGGTTTCAATCCTTTTAGAGGTGGTGTGAATGCTATGTATTCACGTCACTCTGAGAAACCTATACGCGGTGATTACGATGTGGCTGGATGGGATCGTGCATGCAACATGCAGTACGCTATGGCCCGACGAAAACGTTTCCTTATCTGCCCTGATGAGGACCGTCCCTTACTAGAGTGGACAATTGAAAATACAGAACGCGCTGTCGTTGTTTTATACAATGGTGATGTAGTCCGTATAATGCGTGGAAATCGATCCGGTTCTGGATGTACCACGTCAAACAACATTGAAGTTGCGATGGAAGTGATGTCAGATTTGTTAATTTATGCTTTTTATACTAAATATAATGAATATCCACCATCAGAGTTGATTATTAATCAATTCGTCGATCTCTACGGAGATGATAATCAATTTAGCCTTGATCGAGAGTTTTCACTCTTCGCCGAAAGACCTGATTTGATAGCATCTAGAATGTGGGATATCCACAGACTAAAATTTAAGATCTGGAATTGTGCTTTTGACAAACCATTGTCGGAAATGAATTTTCTTGGTTTCAAACCAAATCTTCATGATTATTATAATATGTATTGTCCTATGTTCTCTCTTGAACGTCTTACATTACCACTCGTTTACACCGCATCTCGCGATAAACCTGAAATTTTCATGCAAAGATTTTATGCTATTTTAATCCTTTCTTGGCCCCATCAAGAAGCTTGGTTGATGATTCGTGCTGCTTATCTCGCAGCTTACGCTTATTGTGTAACCCATAAAATTCGAATTAGTGCGCCACCTGCGCCTGATGAGAATGAAATGGCTCACTTTTATTTTGGAATGGAATCTTGTAATTTACAAACTTTCCAGGAGGCTGGTAGGTCCAAAATTAAAATAAGTGCTATGAATCGTTCAACTGCTCCGATTATTATTACTCCCCCGCAGATCGACCGTGACCCTGTTACGCTCACGTATACTGCAACCTCTCAAGTTACTCTCGCTCAAG